GAAAGCCTTTCGGCAAACATCAAACGGATGCGTAATTCCCCTTAAAGCAGGACATTTGCCCAATGAGATACAACGACTCGATCCTCAAAGTATACCTCAAAGCGTTATGGAACTCTCTCGTTCGCTGGCTGAAGACATTACGAAAATCTCAGGCGTCAACGAAGAACTTCTGGGTGCAGCGACGGATGACAAGTCTGGAATTCTATCCATGCTCCGACAAGGTGCGGGTCTTACGACTCTCCAAACGGTCTTTGACAAACTCGACTACTCCCAGCGCCTTTATGGAAAGATTCGCCTACAAGCGATTAGAAAGAAGTTCAGCAAAGGCAAGATTGCTAGCATCCTTGGCCATGAAGCAGATCCAAGATTCTGGTCAAGCCACTCTCTTAAATACTCGGTGGCAGTCGAAGAAGGAAACTACTCTACCACCCAAAGACAAATGGAGCTTCAACAGCTATTGCACTTCAAAGAACTGGGAATGCCCATTGCCAACAAGTCTATCCTGAACGCCGCCTTCATCACCAACAAGAAAGAGGTGATCCAGGATATGCAGGAGCAGGAACAAGCGCAGCAGCAAGCACAGCAAGCCGAAGCTCAAAAACAATCCGAAGTCGATAACGCTAAGATCATGACCTCTTACGCTAAGGCCAAGTCCGATCTAGCCAAAGAAAAAGAACTGATGGCTTCCGCTCAAGAGAAGATCGCCAAGATAGGCACAGAACAGGCCAGCGCCCAGCACAAGCTCGCAGAGGCGGATCTAGCCCTGGTCAAAGAGATGATCACCTTGGAAGACATGGACTTAGAAACAATTAGGAAATCCTTCGAGATTGCACAATTAATCAAAATGGGTAATAATCCACAACAAACAGCTGTAAACCAATAGGAGTTATTATGGCAAAGAATGGGAAAATGGGCAACGCTAAAATGCCGCAAGAACGCTTTGAAAGAAGCGCTCCTCAAGCACCCGTCTGTGGCGAGAAATACGGCACAGAGATGGGCAATCCCGAATCTCTCGACAGGATGAGATCCGGACTCTCTAACTACGTTAAGAAACACAAAATGAAATACGAGTAATTATGGCCAAGAAAAAAGAACCGCATACTTATTCCGCTCATAGAGACATGAGCCAGCATTGGGAGCAGAAGTACGACCCTACTCCTCGAGGGAAAAGCGATCCTTCTGGGATTAGGAACTTCGATCCAATGCCCAGCAAGGATCGGCCACACACTCACCAGAAAATCAACGAGTGCGACCATTGAAGAAGAAGAGAAAAACTGCGGGCGAACTAAGCCTCATAGCCGCCCGCGATCGCACGCGTTATGACCCTCTGGAGATAGGTCACGCTCTCACAGAAGACGTGTACGACAATCTCTGCCAATGTGCGGATAAGCACGACAAAATCATAGCCGAAGACGAGTATTTCCTGGTAATCATTGTTGCCGGAGACCCTCTTATCTGCAACCTTCGCCGCCATAAATACTGTGCGCTTCTCTTCTTGCCGCAGCCAAGGCCGCAGCAAACGGTCTTTCTTTATAATCGCCATACACAGAGGTTTAAACGGCTCTGGTCGCTTCCCGATGCAGCGACGATGGCCGTCATCGACGAAATGCCCGCTGTAGGAAAGCAATGGCGAGACACCAAGCGATGGGTGCACTCTTTTTACGCAGCAACGTTCTTTGAAGACATCCGAAAAGAGCATGACATCAAACACCTTTCTGAGCGCGAGTTCTTAGATGTGCTGAACGAAGAAGTCGTCGAGCCTACTTTCGAGAATTGCGCACCGGGTCTTTCCAAGCCCTTTGATTTTAGTAAGATCATGGCCAATGAGGTCATAAACCCTTAAATACCCTTCTCGAATTAATACGTTTTCAATCTCTTTTGGCAAACAAAGCACCTGCACGGGGACATTCGACCCTAAGTAGTTAAGAATGTTTCTGTAATGAGAGACGCTTTTCTGTAATTCTTCTTGAACCTCTTGCATTTTTTTTATTTTTTCATTATCTAAATCATTAACTTCATCCAAAGGCGACTCCATGTCCGAAAAGGAAACAATAAAAGAAGCAGAAAAAAATGTACAACCAGAACAACCACCAGTACAGCCAGAGCAGAAGGAAGCGACTCCTGATGCTACTACTCCTGACCAGATCAATTGGAAAAACTTCCGGGAGCAGAGAGAAAAGGAACGAAAAGAGAAGATCGCTATTGAGCAAGAAGCTCAGCGAAAATCCGAAGAAATAGCCGCTCTCAAGGCTGCTATGGAAGCTATCCTGAATAAGCAGCAGCCAGTCTCCCACCAAACAGAATCCTTTGAAGACATGTCCGATGAAGATCGGATCAAGAAGCAAGTAGATGCAGCGGTTAGCGCCGCGTTAGCCGAGAAAGCCAAGATCGAAGAGCAACAGAGACGAGAGCGAGAGGCGAAGGAATTCCCTCAAAAGCTCGTGCAGGTTTATTCCGATTTCAATGCTGTTTGCACCGCAGACAATCTCGATTATCTCGAGTATCACTATCCAGAGGTGGCCTCGGCATTCAAAGTGCAACCCGAGGGGTTTGACAAGTGGTCTAACATCTACAAAGCTTTGAAACGATTCATCCCCAATACAAATGCCGGCAAAGAGGCAGCCAAAGCCGACAAAAACCTGTCAAAGCCTCAATCCATGTCAGTACCGGGAATGGCTGCCACGGGAGACAGCGCACCGATGGTCTTCGATGACAAGAGGCGCGCAGACAACTGGGCAAGGATGCAGCGCGTTATGAAGGGTCTTTAATTTAGGTTTTCTTGCCAATAAATAACTTAAATAGTATTGATTGAATTAGCGTACAGCACGTCGCTAGTGCAGGCAGTATTTTGGTTTCGCCAACCTCGGCAGTTTTGTTACCCCGCCAGTAACTCGGTAATAACAAACTAATTGTTGAGGAAAAAATGTCTGCATCAACTGGCATCACCAATATTAACAACATGGCGCCAGAGCTTCCGCTTCAGTGGAGCGAGAACCTCTTATCTACGCCTATGTTCAACCTTATCCACAGCTTCGGTTGCGATCTGCATTTCGCAGAAGCTCACATGGGTAAAAACACACGGATGAGTCGCTTTGAGCGCTTGTCTACCGACGGAGGCCAACTCGATGGCTCCGGAATTGATCCTGCACCTGAAGTCGTCATCCGATCCGATGTCGACGCGACGATGGAGATCTACGCTAAGACTATCGTGACGAACGAGCAGGTCACTTTGTACGAGAACGACAAAGTGCTTACGAAGTTCACCGCGCTCGGCGGACAGTGGCTTAGAGAGAAAGAAGACTTGCTCATGCGCGATCTTTACGCATCTTCAGTGTCTTATCTCAATGCTACTGGCGGCGTAAACGGGCAACAACCTAGCGAGATATCCAGAAACGATGTGAACAACATCGAGCGCATCTTGCTTGGCAACGAAGCGCGCACCATGCTGGAGAGCATAGATGCTCAAAATAAATTCGGCACCGCGCCTACCAGGGATGGTTTTATTGGTCTGGCAAGTACCGACATTACCCCAGATCTACAAAACGTGCAGGGCGTATTGCTCAAGAACGCATATCCAAGCCAAGAAGGTCTAAGACCCGAAGAATATTGCTCGGTGAGCAGATTCCGATTCTTTGTCAGCTCAAAAGCCGCCAAAGTTCCCGGCATCTCTCAGCCAGGCGGTCAAACGGTCTATACCATCCCGATGTACGGCCTCGAGGCTGCTGCAAAGATCGAGCAGAACCAATACACAGCTACAGTCGGCTACCGCCCACCTTGGGTGGTGAGTTCGGTTGCGCAAAACAGCCAACTTTATTTCAAGTTTGCTATCGCAAGAGCGATCACTAACCAAAACTGGGTTTCTGGTCTGAAAGTAACCCAACGCCTGTAATTAGGAGAATGAACAATGGCTTTTACTATTTATAACCAAGGCAGCTTCGCCTCAACAGGCGTGCCCGTTAATATCCCAGTTCCCTCGGGCGCTGACTATTTCAAAACCGTCAACATGACGCAGATTGCTACAACGCAAGCAACGGGTCGGGCTGTCATGTGCGAGTGGTATAGCAACCCCTCGTTTGCTGTGAACAGTTCCATCAACTGGACGAAAGCGAACGCTACCAACGTTATCAACGCCAGTGTAGTGACCTCGGGGGGTTTTAACTATGTGAGATCCTTTCCACAGCCCGAAGCTTCTTTTACGGGAACGGCGATCACCAACGCATCTCCGGCAGTAGCATCTGGATTTGTCGGCTTGCCCTATAACAACGGCGACCAGGTGGTGCTTTTTGGCACAACGGGGATGGCTCAAATCGGAGGAGCGACGTTTACTGTTTCTTCGGTATCCGCTACGGGATTTACTTTACTCGGGTTGCCAGCAGCCCCCTTCGCTGCTGCTGCGACAGCGGTCAGAGCTAGACGGGTATCGCCCTTCTTGCCTGTGTTGCCTGAGTTCCTGTACGTCTCGGCGGTTAGCCAAGCGTCTCAAGCGGTAGTCACTGTAACGCAAGATCCTGCCAGCGTCGTCTACGTTGGACAGAAACTCGTGTTCCAGATCCCATCGAGCTTTGGGATGGTGGAGCTTAACAACAGCAACTCACCCCAAAGTTTGCCCGCAGTCGTTGTGTCTGTAAACGCAGCAGCCTACCAGTTCACGATCAACGTGAACACGACAGCTTATACTGCGTTTGCATGGCCCGCTTCCACAGGATCTCCGACCGCAGCTCTGTTTGCGACGGTAGCTCCAGCAGGTTGCAGCACCCAGTATGATCCTCTTTTGCAGACATATACGGGCTACAACTTCAATTTGCAACCTTTCCGCTCGAGCCTGTTTCTCCCATACATGAACCTTCAAGCAGGGGCGCAATCCCCAGCAGGTTCTTCAGGAGATACGGTCCTGTGGCAAGTAGGCAAAATGGAAGCTCCGGCATACGGAAGCGTCTAAAAAACCGAGGGTCGCTAGCACCACGGTGGGAGAAAGTCCCCACTAACTACGCGACCCCATTTTTACAGG